ATTGCCAGAGATAATAAAAGAACAAAAGCATTAGAGAGTTTAGGCGGTGATAAAAAAGGTCAAGGTGCAGATGGAGATTCTGGAGGTGGATTCTTAGGTGCTATAGGAAAAGCCGGTAAAGGTATTGGTAAGGGAATTCAAGGTCTCTTAACAGGATTAGGAAAAGGTCTAAAGGCAATATCCAATCCAAAATATTTGATAGGAGCAGGTGTACTTATTGCTCTTGGTGCCGCAATGTTTACTGCAGGTAAGGCTTTCCAACAATTTGCTGATATCAATTGGTCTGGTGTAGGAATAGGAATAGGGGTTCTAGTGGCATTAGGAGCTGCCGCATTCGGTCTATCATTCATCGCGCCTGCAATCTTCTTAGGTGCCGGTGCAATCGCAGCATTGGGTGCAGCAATGATCCCTGCCGCCGCGGCATTTGCATTATTCGGTAAGGCTCTAGAATTAATGACACCATTTATAGGTGCTTTCGGAGAGGCTATCTCAACTGTAATTGGAGCAGTTGGTGGGTTCTTAACAGGATTCATTGATTCCCTTGTACAACTAGGAAGTGCTGGACCGGGTCTTATAAGTGCATCGACAGGAATCGCAGCCATATCAGCCGCTCTTATTGCATTTGGTGCTAGTTCTGCTCTCGGTGGTGTGCTTAGTTTCTTTGGTGGAAATCCTGTTGAAAAATTTATTGAATTGGGTAAAGTTGCACCTGATTTAGCAACAGCTGCTGAATCAATTGATAAACTTGGTGAATCAATCGATAATTTTTCTGATAGCGAGCCTGATAAATTAGAAGACTTCGTTGATCAAATGAAGAAACTTTCTAAATTGAAATTAAAAACAGTTGCTGAGGTAATGAAAAACATGGCGGCAATAACACAAACTAGTAGCAGTGTTGCCGTGGGTGCCGTAAGTTCAATTCCTTCAGATTCACCAGTAACTCAATCCTTTGCGCCATCATTGGATCAAAAAGATACACCTGTAAGTGATTCTGCGATTACAATCAAAGATGATGGCCCGGTAACAAAAGAATACATTGAAGCTGCATTAGCCGAAGAAAAAGCCTCGAAAGATTTAAAAGATTTTGAATCAGATAAGAGCAAAAAATTCAAGATTGTTGTGGTTGAAGAGGATTTTGGAGATTTTGAAAAGAAAGTATATGATAACCCAGAAGATCAAGCAAGATTCAATGAATTAAATAAGATGGAGAGTGATGCCAAAGCGGCGAAGAGAAAAGAGAGAAGAAATATAGTTGGTACTGGATATGGTGATGATGTAAGATTTGCATTGAACAACAATCTTCAAGAAGGCACAGGAGCAGCAAGAGATAGAATTACCACTTTTCTGAAATCTAAAGTTGATGCAGTCAGAGCTAGGATGCTCGCAAAAACTCAAGGCGGTAGTGTTGAAGAATTAGAAAAATCTTCGGGTAATCAATTAGATATGGCTTCTCGACAAAATGATATGGCAAAAGCAAGCATGAAAATGGGCGCTGATAGTAATGTTCAGGTTGTGAATAATAAACAAGGTGATACGAATCAAGTTAATAATACTACAATTAATTCTGATTCTCATATTGATAGAACAGCAGATTATCTTGCTCCAGCTTTCTAATAAAAAAGGGGTGAGACGCCCAAGCATCCCACCCCTTATCAGTAACCTAACGATTTAATTATTCATTTGCGAGCTTAGCAAAATAACTAAGCGTATCTTCCTCATCATCGTTGGTAGCCCCTTTATCCTCTACTGGCACGGAGCTGGTTGGGGTTGCTTTTTCAGCCGGCGCATCTATCTTAGGCGCTCTTGAATTATTCAGATCATCCACCGTATCTTGCGTGAATGTATCTGCGATTTCCTCTTCACCAAGAACATCGTAGAGCTTCTTTTTCAGTTCTCCATATGTCTTGTAGGTAGAAGGGTCGATAAATTCTTTGAGAGAATTACTTGATGTAAAAACTGTTTCTAGTTTTGCATCATCTCCATCAAAGAGTTCAGTCGAGGCATCGAATTCAGACTTGTCATAATTACGATATCCTTCGACCTGGCGAATCTTCAACTTGAAGTTGGCACCGGCCCAGAAATCGAATGGATTAACTGGTTGCTCATCTTCGAATTGAGGTTGCATCACGTCCATAATCTTATCAAAGATTTTCTTACCATACTTGTAGAGGAAAACTTTTCCTTCATTTTCAGGTGAGGCTGAATCAGAGATAACAAGGATATTGGACACGTAATGGAGACGGCGTTTTCTCTCACGAGCGATTTGCTTGTCAGATTCAATTCCACTATTCCATAGTTGTGTATTCATTTCCGACACAGGGTCTTGTTGACCGATAGATGTCAATGAATTTTCGATGTACCATTTACCACTTGGTCCCTTGAACCCGTGATCCCAATAACGCACCCAAGGCAAATCTTCACCTTCAGGTGCAGGAAGAAAACGAATAACTGCGTATCCATTTCCTGCTTTATCTACGGTTGGCTTCCAAAGACGGTCGTCACCATAGGATTGTTTTTCAGAGGTTGTCTCTGCTGCTGCGACAAGATTAGCAATTGCTGACTTGCGCTTTTCTTTCATTTCTGCGAATGAGCTCATATATTATTATTTTTGTATTTTTAGTATTGCGTTGTATTTAATCTTTAATAATAGTATTATATCATAGATTTTTCTTTTGTAAATAACAAAAGAAGATTTTCTTTGATTTTTTTTCTATCAATATCGATTAAGCTGTTTTTGTATTTCATCGCCATTAAAGCATGATCTCGCTTCATTCCAAGTGGATCATTCAATTCTGACAATAAAGGTTTTATGAAATTGACCATAAGATCAATAATAGAAATGGTTTCGATATTTATATTTTCCTTACAGAATTCGTTGATCAGTATATTCTCACCATTCTTGCAGGAACACAATTCATCAAAATCATATTCAGAAAGTTTATTTATATCGGTTTTAAATCTATAAGAGAGTGATTCTAATCTTACTTTCCTAGCATTAAGATTTGCTTCATTCATATCCATAACCCAAGAACATCCTGCGATAAAATTGGAAGTATAGAAATCAATAAGGTCTTCTCTAGTCCTATATTTGGAGGCAAGTTTCTCAAATGAATATTTAAACCTCAATTTCTCATATGAGTTGGGGTTCACACGAGTCTTGAAATTATATTTGTAAGCATCAAAATTCTCTTGAGTATAGTGCAACTTTAAAGCACTGTATATTTTATATGCTTCGAAACCGCTCATTCAAACATAAAATTAAATAGTAACTGATCACCGGGGAAGATAAACTCTAATTGTCGATTATCCATTTAATTGAGTAACCCATTTCTTTGTTGTACCATTTAAAGCATATGCATCATTTAATTTTGCTACATCTTTTGAATCGATTGATACATTACTTTCATGAATTACGCCTGTTGAGGTATCAATCAGATTATATCTAGATGATTCTGTATGAGAGCCATCGCAATCCCCTGCGGGGTCTTTTGTTTTATTACATTTACATTTCATATTTAAAATAATTTGGAAGTGCTTGTTTTTATAATATTTCTACTTATCGCTTCAGCCTCTAATTTTACTTTTAGAGGACCAGAAATAATTCTTTTAATATCTCTTGGGTCGATCATCCGTTGTTCACATACTTCACAAATAGCCTCCGCATAAGTCATTGAATCTTTTTGTACCAGAAGCTGAACTTGATTTCGTAAATCTTCTTTTGTTATAGTTGTTTTAATGGATGGTTCTTGTTTCATAGAGTTCTAAGGATTACTGAGTGTTCATTGATTCGACCATTCACATTACCTTTTTTGGTTTTGAGACCATCTATTGCTTTTGTGAACATTCTTTCTGTCTTATTAGTTATAATGGGTATTATATCATCAGGCTTCCTAATTGTCAATGAATAACTCTTACTCTCATCATAGTTTTGAAGGGTCGTACCTTTTACACCAAATCCATCTGCGCCATTTGATTCATAGACCAGTAGTTTTCTATTCTTTGTATTGAATAGAAGAACCTTCTTTGAGCCAGGTAATGTAATGGGTGAAACAGAACTGATTCCAAATTTATCATCAGACTCTTTATACTTTAGCTTCTTCACTTGAACCTCTGCTGATTTTACTTTCTTTACACGAGGCTTTCTTGCTTTGGTATTTGCGCCACGATATTTCTCAACCTGCTGAAGCATCTTATCAATCGCTTTAATTCGACCTTTGATTGCAGGTTTACTTAGGAAAGACCATCCTTCAATATCATATTCATTATCCTTAGTGATGCAATTATCTAATGATAGCCGCAAAGTTTTTAACCAATTTTCAATTACTGGAAGACCACGGACAGGAATATCATTTGTCTTGAGTAGGGTAGAAAGATCAATTCCATTCACCTTGGTCGATCCATCGGTAGCCCAGTCATCAATCATTTCATCAAGATAGTATACAACCTTGGAATAAATCTTATTGTTCATGCGCTGAACCACAGAAATCTTAGGTGTATCATCTTTCTTATCTGTAATCTTTTCTTCAGTATATTGCTTATATACCCTATCAATCTCTTTCTTAACAAATAGAATGTCATCATTTGCTTCGGTCATATTCACTCCAGGCAAATCTTTACAGTATTCTTCCCATCCATCATGGGTCGAAGGCATTCCCTTATTGATCATTCGTGCCAACTTAGCCGCGGTAAAAGAAAAATATTTCAGATTAGATTTTACCGACCTAATTATCTTTGAATCATAACCATTCGTCTTCGCAAAGGTTTCGATATCCTTAATCAAATCCTTAGTGGAACAGTAGTAATTGTAGAAGTTCAATGCTGAACTTCGCCTCGAGAAATATTGAGTTCCATTAAGAGTAGAAGCATCTTCCCAAGAAGGTTCTTCGCCTGTATATTTAGAGTCAGTCGCTGCGACTCGATTATATCGATCAAAAATTCTAGCCATAATATTATCCTTCGTCTGAGTTAATGTAATTGTCTGCTTTATATTGAGTCAGATGTTCCATTTCTTCATTAACATCATTTTCAGTATATCCGATCACACAATCAGTGATATCATTGATACTTACTGATGCTTTCTTGACCTTCTTATGAATCCTGCGAATCATTCGAAGACGTTTATTTTCTTGGGCTTTTGTCATAATATAGTAATATAAATCAATTTAAGGTAATGTCAATCAAAATTAGCGAACTCTTACAGTCTTGTATTCGACTCGTGTCTCGTAGTGACCCGGCACGTGATGGATAATTTCACCAATGGCATTTCGAACCGTGACTTCATTCACCCACACTTGGCGGCGAATTTCAATAGTCTCATAGACTGGGGCACATGGCGAATGAATCACTCTACGATGATGACGGCTACCACCGTAAACTCCACGATGATGACGACCACCATGACTGAAAATACTTCCTCCATTACCTCGATCACCGAAGATGATCGCGGTTACACCGCCAATAATGGCACCCGTCTCAGAATCTCCATCACCAACATTATTTCCAATAACGCCACCTATGACCGCTCCAAGAACTCCTCTTTCAATAGTGCCTCGTGATTGACCGTATGTTAAACCTGCAGTAAGTAATGCTGCTCCGACAATAATTAATTTTTTCTTATTCATTTTATTTTTTTTTTTAGTATATTTATTTATGAAGATATTTAAAAGTTATTTATGATAAATTTATATGTGCGTTGATTACGATCTTTAATTTCATGACGCTTACCATCAGCATCCTTATAGTAACGCTTGTATTCATTAATCATCATTTGCTTATTAAGATAAAGTACAGCATGTGTGAACTTAGGAAATTTTTTAAATGAGCAACCAAGGTTAAATTGAAAATCAAGTAATAGCCATTGTTGTTGCCAAGTTAGTCGGTTCCAATCCTCAGCGCTGAGTTTCATATGATCAAGCGATTTTTGGATATCAGATATAAGTAGATATTGTGCCTGAGCTTCAGTAATTCCATTCTCAAATCGTTTTGAGCGAATATCATCGGCAGTAAGTTTATGACCATACGCAATTGTGTCATTTCCGCCCTCGGGGCTTGGATAGGGAAACCATAGTTGTGAAATCTGATTCCAACCTTTCATAAGTGAGTTTTCATAAGACATGATCTCATCAATAAAGCCATTATTGATAAGCATATTCCAATCCTTTTCATATGATTGATTATGGAGTTTGATATCATCAAAGTCTAAGTCAGGGCGATTGCCATCAATCGTGGCAAAAGCTGATGTTGCTGAAAGTAAAAATATTGCGTATTGTTTCATACTTCCATTAACTTATACTTTTTTCCATCTACCTCTATTACTTTATCAGCACAGGACTGACTACGTGGTGTTCCTTCTTTGTAGCCATCGCTATCCTCGTAGTAGGTTTTATTACCCTTTTCGTCGTATTCATACTTGCTCCAGAAGCCATAGCTGGTCTCGTAGTAGGTCTTGTTACCCTTGGAATCGTATTCATACTTGCTCCAGAAGCCATCGCTGTCCTCGTAGTAGGTTTCTTTGCCATTGGAGTCGTATTCACTTTTTCGCCAGTCGCCATCGCTGTCCTCGTAGTAGGTTTCTTTGCCGTTGGAATCGTATTCATGCTTGATCCAGAAGCCATAGCTGTTCTCAAAGTAGGTTTCGTTACCGTTGGCATCTTTAATATCGATAGGGAAGGTAAATGCAATCCCCAATTTTTTGTATGTTTCGCTTAGTTTTTTCATACTCTTATTATATTATAGTTCCTAATCTTATGCTCTCTCTTTCAATAGCTCGTCAATCCAATTGCATAGATCAAATACATGCCTATGAGGTTTATCTTGCCATTGATAAGATAAACTAAACATATCACTACTATCGCACTCTTTTAAAGAATCTCTATAATCTTTAGTTGTTTTACCATGCCAGGTTCCTTCTTGAAATTGTCTTTGAGCATCTTGTCGATATTGAAAAGCATCTCTAGCTTCTTCTACTAGACGACAAACTTCATCTTCTAGCTTAGAATTATAAGCCGCAAGACCAACGTCGCGACCTAGATCTTTTCTCAAAAACTCTTTATACTTCAAATAATTCATACTCTTATTATATTATAGTTCCTTAATCTTCTTTCTGATATCACCGATAGTGTAGATACCTTGGTGTGAGTTATCTACTGCAATTACTTCTGTATCATCTGGTAATAACTGAGCC